AGTGCGCCAGAGTGCCATTTTCATATCACTTTAGATGCCTAAACACCTTCTCTTGCCCTTTGTAGACTATCCGCTTTATCTGAGTGACCGACATATCGAACTCTTCTGCTAAAGGCTCATAGCATATTCCATCTAACAGCCTGCGCTTCAGGATAGCTCTGTACTTCTCGTTCAGGATCCATTCGTCTATCGTGTTATTCAGCTCAGTCCTTGAATAGTCTCTCATGGTCTTTTTGCTACAGCAGCATAGTTTGCACTGCCCTTACCTTTGGCACGAACAGTCACATGCTTCCTACGTGCTGTCCCTTTGCTCTTGGATCTGTCTCGCTTAGTTGCTGTCTTCTTTCTCACCTTGATTGTTGAGGCCATTGTTGATCACCCCTTCCATACCGGAATCAAGATAGTTAGCATTGCCATCATCATGGTTTTCTATGGTATAGGACTCGGATGAAAAGTCATACTGATTCCACACATACAGCCATGCCATGTTTGTGCCAACCATCAGAAGTATTGTGATGAGCAAGGCCATGAGAAGCCTCTTGACAGTCCTCTCATGCCTCGCTGCTTCACTCTCATAAACGATATATGGTACATCTTTTCTGTAGTCTTCCATGTCTCTATCTCCTTGAAATTTCAACGCTTTGGCTACTTTTATTATACCATATACCTATGCCCTTTCGACCAGGAAATCAGTTATTTCCTTCTCCATTTTCGTCATCTGCCCTGTGTTGTTGTTAGTCCGGAGATGCCCAAGTATTACAAGGTCACACCGCATAAGGACTCCTATTGCACTGGAGATGTATTTTAGCTGATCTTCAAGTTCTCTGATTCTTTTGTTATCGTTATCTAACAATTTGTCTACCGCCTCAAGTCTTGCTTTTGTATCATCCGATGGCTTCTTTAATCCTTTGATGATTTTCAACAGCCATCCACCTGCAGCGCATACTGATGAAAACCCTACGCATACTGCCAGGAAACCACCTAATAGTATTTGCCATGTCACGTACATAAGTCATCACCTACCTTTATGCCGCTACCCAGTAATTAGTTGAATATGGTACAAGTTTTATCTTTTCCCCTATTGCTAATGAGTATGTGCTTGCTCCGCTTGTACTGTCTGTGCTAATTATTTTATCATCAGTAGTGATTGATTGATCTCCATAGCCGTACCTTGCAACAAAGCATGAGCTTCCTGTCAAACAATACATTTCAAACACTCTATCACATACATCTCTTGATGGAAGAATGAAACCAACATTATCGGCACGATTCGTTATTAATAGACCATTCAGGGAAAAATGTGAATAGCCTGATGGTTGAGAGACTATCGGTTTTTTATCCCATTTTATTTGTCCATGACCTGGTGCTAACGATCCCCAGTACAGAGGATTTGAGTCATCGACTTGGCAATTATCAATTATTAGATCATATCGCTTGCCTGCTGTGTAGCCTACAGAACCCCACATAACAGCACACTTATATTGACCTGTGTCTGATGGCACATTTGTAAATTTAGAGTCTCTTATAATAGCACCGCCCCAAATCGAGTCTGTCTCTGACGAATGAGAGAAATCACCAAAAACTCCATAGTTTTTATATCCATCGAAAACACAGCCATCTATTATGCACTGAGCTGTTTTATTAGGCTTTTCAAACTGAACAAGGCATCCGTGAGACAATGGATTCAAAATATAGCAATCTATAAACGATACTTTGCCTGAATAGTTGTATGCCTGCGCACTTGCAGATGATGCTGCTAAGAATGAAATGCCATTAAAGTTTGATTCAGACCTGCAATTCTTTAGTGTTACATCTATTACTTCGCTTGTATTAATCAGACCGAAGGCAGTGGAATTCACTTCAAATCCAGAACCACTATTACTATGTGAATAGCATCTTTCAAGAACTATATCTTTTAAGATAATGCCGCTTACTGGATCCGGCTCAATATCCACTCCGGCTTGAGGCGCAACACCTGATGTGTTAGAGAAAACGCAGTCCGTTACATGCACAGATTTTGAAGATGCAACAGTTAGCCCATTTCGTCTTGAATTATCTGAAACGCAGTTGGCTATGAGTACACGCTGAGATCCTGCGCCAATACTTATTCCATCGCCCCATGCTTTTGAAGCTTCTATGTTTTTAAGCACTACATTATTAGACTCTCTTACGGCCACACAATGCCCCCATTCGCCTACATATTCATCAACAAGATATGTAGTAGTATGGTTATCTCTGTCCCCGATAACTTTAAGATTGTCAATAACCACATTCTCTGTGCCTTGAATACGAATGCCATTATAAACAGCACAAGGATTTGTTAACAGTTTTATAGTTGCTCCATTCCCATTAATAATAGTTGGCTCTGTAATAACAATATAGTTAGCTCTCTTAGTGCTTACTCCGTTAAGAGTATAATCCTCAATCTCATACCCTATTGCATATGTTTTGCTGCTATTAAATACTACTGGCAGGCCGCTTTCTATGGCTGACATGATTGCATCAATATCATCTGCCACACCATCGCCCTTTGCACCAAACATTTCAGGAGTGACATATTCCTTGATTGTTTTCAGTTTTAATGCATCTGAAAACTTTGACTCTGTCAGACTGCCATCCTGTACAGTTGTGGTTGCCTCTGGATGTTCATCCAACCAATCTGAAACGGCTTGCGCTGTCTGCTCGTCAGTTGGGAGTCCAACATCAACCCACTCTGTTGAACCATTACCTTTTGTGCGAAGAAGTTGGCCTTCTTCACCATATGTTACTTGGTTGTTTTCATCTAAAGGACTATTAATTTTTTTGGGATTTTGAAGCATAGCAATTGCTGTTTGAATTGCAGTTTCAAATTCACTGCGCTCTTCTTCGGTAGAATCATAAGCAGGCCTCGCTCTCTGTGTTACAGCAAACTTAATGACATATTCCACTTCACCATCGTTCTCGCCTGCGTGAAGATATATGTATACTGTCACAATACCTGTCTTAGTGAGACATGCGTTAGGTATGGCAACACGATTGTTCTGCCCTATAACTGTAGTTGAACTATCATCTCCAGTGTTTGCAAAGTGCGCTTCAAATACTGCAGGCAAGCTCAAGCCATCGATCACAAGAACCTTGCCATAATCATATTGATAAACTGACTCTGCGACACCTGCTCTGCCTTTGAAATATGCTGTTATTGTATTGCTCATTTGATCACCTCACTTTTCTGTATAACGAATGATTATCTTCGCAGAATACTTCTTGTAATCACGAACAGCTATCTGCTTGTCATTCGGAACTTTGCCATTTGAGCCTGTCGAATCGCAGACTTTGCCATTGCCCATGTAGTAGAAAGTGTGTGTATACTTGCTGCCACTGAACATCATGCACATATCTCCAGCTTTCCATTCAGACTTCGGTATTCCCTTTTTATTGCGTATAACCCTGATATCATCAAGGCCTATAAACTTCTTTGCAATAGCAAGAGCCTCGGCAGCAGAGACTTTATACATTTTATTGCCTGTATCATTTGCTATGACATGGCAATTGCAGTTGTTTTTCAGGCCGCCACCATGATGCCATACAGCATATCCAAAGCCTATACAATTCCATCCATGAAACTTGCCGACCGGATGCTTATGGCATATAGGACATTCGTGTGTCCTCTTGTCACTCGACCACTTTACATAGTGGTATGTGTTGTCATCCGCTATCTTCTTTGCCCAGGCATTTGCCTTGTCCACCCAGGTTGTTGGCTTTGGTGTTGGTGCAGGAGCAGGCTGTGGAGCATATTTTGTTATGATCTCTTTTGCCTTCTTTCTGCTCTGTGTACCAAAGCTCCCATCGACTTTCAGCTTATACTGCTTCTGATATTTCCTGATAGCAGATACAGTTTTCTTACCGCAGATGCCATCGACTTTAAGTCCTGCCTTGATGCACCAGTTGAGGAAATTCTGAACCGCTTTAGTGTCAGCTCCCTTACTGCCCTTCTTAACTGTCTTTGAAGGGAGTGTGCCGGTATATGGTGATGTAGGATATACTGCTGCACTCATTATCTGTGCTTCTGTAATTGCTTTAAGTATGTCCATATCGATTACCTCACTTACTATCAACATGCATACAGTTTCCCATGTAAGAGGCTCGGACAGCATATCCGTTGCTGTTGATTCCGTTGCCATATCCGTATGAGAAACCTGGCTGCTTCTTGATCCATTTCAGAGATGCCTTCCTGTTGGCAAGCGTGTCTGTTACGCCCTTCTGATAGAAGTCGATAGCCATTCCGGAAAGATGCTTACTGTTCACTATAGAGCCATTAAGCTGTCTGTTCCTGCCTCTGCATCTGAGACCCTGTGTTACAGTGATAGGTCTGCCCCAATGATTGCGGATAGACTGGATAAGCTTCAATTCGTTTGGCTTCATATAGTTTGGAAATCCGCAGCAGAATCTTCCACCGCAGTCGCACCTGAATTCTTTAGGATCAAAATTGTCTGTATAGCGGAATGTGTTCACAACAGTCAGGAGAGCATTCTGTGTGTTTAGCCCATAGACGCCATCCCAATCTGATTTCCGCAGCATGTACTTCTTCTGAAATGCGAGTATCGTTGCCTTGCTGTATGTAAGACCGATTTCCTTGAACAGCTCTTTACGTTCTGCTACTGATAACAGTGCCATTACTCATCACCTTCTTTGATGTTAAAGTCCGGATCTTCCTCGCCATCGTTGTCAAGATCGTAAAGTGTCTGTGCAAGCTGTGCCTCTGGCACTCCTACAGCCAGAGACTTGATGATGGATATAACTCCGGCTACAAGTGCAGTCGCAATCCATGCAGCTATTGCAACAAATATAGACTTATCAAAATGTTCTATCATGGCAGGTGTGATAACGATCGTTGCAGGCATTGTAGCTGCAGCCGTTTCCCATACAGCATGCCATGCTCTCATCAGCACTGCCTTCCAAAATTCATGATCCATTGTTTCCCCCTTCCTATTCTGCTGCTTCCCATGTATATACTGGCTCTCCATCTGTTACTGTGACTGTGAGCTTATATGCACCATCTTCTTCAGGAGCATCCGGTAATGGTTGTCTGCCTTCAAGCGTTGTGACTCTGCTATCAATACCTGTGATGGCATCCGAATATGAAGCGACAGTATTACTCAGTTCTCTTACAAGCGCAGATAACGTATTGATATCTATGCTTTGTGATGTGCTGTTGTTATCTTCTCTGATACCTATCTCACCAAGCGCAAGCTGTATGCTGTGTATAAGCGATCTCAGCTTCTCGTCTATTGTGGCATCCGGTCTTGTATCATACTGGATTATCATTAGTTCACCTTGCTTCCTCTGCGGAATCTCCTTGTCAGAGACTTTATTTCGCAGTCTCCAGTGCCTACTACCTTGATGTAGAATCTGTCACATCTTCTCGGCACAATAGGTACTGTCTCACCGCCTGTGCCTATATATGCGAACTTCTTTACAAGTTCCCACTCTCCATCATCCATCTTTATGTACACTGAAACCCTTGTTCCAGGCTGAGCTATAAAGCGCAGTGACATCCTGCTGTATATTTTTCTGTCTTCTATCAGCTCGTCAAATGCGCCAAATGTTGCCATCCAGTCTCTCTGAAGCTTGGTTTCTGTCGCAGTCTCAGGATTGATGATGTAGATCTTGTCTTTATCAAAGTCATCTGTTCCGATATCCTCAATGAAGTACAGCCTGCCATCGAGAGTGCAGCAGGATCTGAACCTTATATCGTCTTCCTTATGCCAAAGTCCTTTATCTACATCAAGTACCATCAGCTCACGGCTATTATCTATATTTTTAATCGATGCGTAATACTTCCGGCCTTCAGTACCACCTACCACATTGCCGAACAAGATATTGAATTTGTCGGAGATGCAGTATGGTGTGCCGCCATCGTAGGCCATGATGCCTATACTCGACTTGTAGAAGACAGTATCATTGACGATAGCTACCGACTTGCTGCTTCCAGGTTCTACACCATAGCAGACAGTATTTGTAACCTGAAAGCTCGATGGTGATGTGCCATATATTTTTGTCATGCTGTTAGGCTTAAAGAAGATCAGATGACCTGAATATGCAGCACTTCCTGTCCAATTCTCATCTGTGCCTTGCTGTGCATAATACGAATCAAGGCCAGTTCCCTGGAAATATGTCCAGTTAGTAGGATCTCCAAGCTTGCAGGCATATATCGTATTGTCATCATCCGAAGCTCCCCAGAGTCGGTTATTCCACTCAATGACATGCTTCATGTCCTTGATAGTTCTTTTGACTGTGCCAGTAAATGTAATAGCTGTTGCTCCTTCTCCGGTCAGTTCGATAAATGATTCTCTTGGAAGAGTCAGTATATTGCCGCTTACTGATTCGACAATGCATGATACTGTACATGCTTTTGATGTAGCACTACCGCCACTTGGTGTGTAATACAGTGTGCCATTGATATCTATGGCATCGTCATACTTGAAGTCGCTTCCGGAAGTCACTGTCAGTTTTGCATTCTCGTTGCTTATAGTGACCGTTGCACTCGTCAGAGATTGAGAAGAATCAAGATGCCCAAACGCTCCGATAGTCACAGAACTGCTGCCACGTACAAGTGACAGATAAGTTTTCTGCGGAAAGAAGCATATCTTTGTATTGATAGCTACCATCTCCGTTTCTTTGGTCAGTCCTGTCACACTTGTAACTTCATCGCCATCATAGTAAAAGGCGATGCTGTCATCTTCCTTCTGGGCGATCATTGCTATGCGCTCAAACTTTGTCATTATCTTCAGAGGCGTTGACACTCCTTCAGGCAGCTCAAGCTGTCCTCTGAGCTTTCTCGGACATAGCAAAGGATAGTTGTCGGATGTCAGATTCTTCATATCAGACATCTCTCCATCCTCAACAAAGTGCTGTCTGTTCAGTCCTCTGAACTCGATGATGCGCTCTTCCAGTGGCTGAAGTGATGTTACTGGTGCTACTAAATTCGCCATACTATCACCGCCTTAATACAGAATGTTTCTGAACCTTGTGACAGCATTGTTCCTTGCTACCTGTCCAGTCCTTACTACCCAGTCAACAAAGTCTCTGTAGTCCTGCACATGCTGCGCCTGGTTGTTGGCATACGAATCGTATTCCTCGTTGGAATAATCAATCATAGCTTTG